GATAAGTCAAGACGATGAAAGATTCGTCACACCGAAGGAAGGTGAGCAAAAAGATGAGTACATATCACGCTGCATATCGGTACTTGTAGGTGATGAAGGTTACGATGAGAAACAAGCAGCAGCGGTCTGCTATTCAACATGGGAGAACAAAGAGTCCTTTGCAGATAGTTACTCTGATTATCCGGATGCAGTCAAGAACAATGCAAAGAATGCTCTTGCATGGGCAGATGAAAATGGTTGGGGTTCATGTGGTACGGAGGTGGGTAAGATACGAGCGAATCAACTTGCAAAAGGAGAAGCCATATCGTTAGACACAATCAAGCGGATGTACTCATTTCTTTCACGACACAAACAGAACGCAGAGAAGAGTAAAGGATATGGGGACGGTTGCGGACAACTTATGTACGATGCGTGGGGTGGAGCATCTGCCTTGTCGTGGGCAGAGTCAAAGATAAATGCAGCAGAGAAGATGTCGATGCATTTCGCAATCGAAAGCGAAGAGCAACGAATCGTAAGCGGTGCATTAATACTTGCCGACACGAAGATATTCCGTAGGGATCCCGATGGAGGTGAATACTATGTGACATTCCCGAAAGAGACCATTAAAAAGTTGGTGCTTAAATTCTTCAAAAAAGGATTCCAAACAAACGTAAACATCATGCATACGCAAGGTGCAATTATGCAAGGTGTGACGATGTTTGAGTCGTGGATTATCGATAAGGAGAGAGGCATCATGCCCATGAAGGGTTTTGAGAATGTCACGGATGGTTCATGGTTCGGTTCATTCAAGGTAGAGAATGACGAGGTGTGGGAGATGATAAAGAGTGGAGAAGTGAAAGGATTTAGTGTGGAGGGAATGTTCAACTATTCGGTATCGAAAGATGAGATGTTGATGCAGCAAGTGTATGAAATTTTGAATAACGTAAAATAAATATGAAACAAGTATTATTCGTAGTGTTTATGGGCATGGCATTCTCTTTGAATGCTCAAGATTCTTCAAAGGTCACTCCCAAGAAGAGACCTATCGACAAAGTTAAAATTTGGAAGGACGGCAAGATGTACGATGCAGACGATATCAATGTCGTTTGTGTCTATGATAATTTCGAGTCGATGGCAACATTGTACTATGAGTTGAGAGATAGCGTAGGTACTATCGTTGCCAATGGCAATCTCCCAATCGTTGGGAAAGATTACGAGGACTATTCCGAAAAACCTAACCATCCCGATCGTGCAGTAATCCTCACCATGAAGTATCTCAACATTCAAACAAGGGCAGCACGACAAGCCATTCAGCAGAAAGCAGCAGCAGCAAAAGTATCAACCAATTAAATCAAATATGAATATGTCAGACTTTTTGAAAATCAACACGAGGGACTTGGTTAAAGGTGCAGTAGTAGCCATATTGGCAGTCATCACATCTGGACTTGTTACCATCCTTGAAAGCGGTGCAATGCCAACACTTGCACAACTCAAAGGTATCGGCATGGTAGCGTTGACTGCCGGGGTATCGTATCTGCTCAAAAACTTCCTTACCAATTCACAAGATGAGGTACTGAAAAAAGAGCAATCGGTCTAAATGGTAATGTGTAACATGGTTAACTAATTAAAAAAAAATGTATGAGTCCTAAAGAAGCATTAGATAAAATAAAAGCACTCTTCGCAGACGAGTTGCCTCCTGTCGCTCCGGCTCCTGTTGAGGAGAAGATGGAGGCGAAGGAGTACACTCTTGAGGGTGGCACGAAGGTGCTTATCACCGAACTTGAGCCGGGTGGAATGGTAACGGTTGTCGCTGAAGATGGTAGCATCTCCGCTGCTCCCGTGGGCGACCATAAACTGGTAGATGGTACGGTAATCACCGTTGACGAACTTGGTGTTATCACGGGCATTGTTGTGCCTTCCGTTGAGCCTGTTGTTGCTCCTGAAGTTGCAGAGATGCAGCAGAAGGTTGCTCAATTGCAAGAGATAGTGAAGGTGATTGAAGGTGTAGTGAAGGTGCAAGAACAAAGCATCTTTTCAACTCAACTGAAGGTGAAAGCAATGGCAGAAATCTTCACGGCAATGGTAGAGATTCCATCCGCTAACGAAACCCAAAAAGTAAAGAACAATTTTGATTCACATTTGAAACTTACAAGGGAGCAAAAAATCACAAACTTCCTTGCATTCGCTAAAACTTTAAAAAACAAATAACTATGAGTTTTTCACTTGGAACACTTGTTGGCTACGTTGAAGAGAACGAGCAACTCCTTGTTAGTGCATCCGTGCTCGGACCGAAGACCGCACAACTGATTCAGTCTCTCGGAACAGTAATGGTCGGGGTTAAATCCGCAGAGACCATCAACGTGATGAACACCGATGCGAACTTTCAATCGGATGGTTGTGGTTATACTGCATCCGGTTCTACGAGCATCACGCAGCGTACCGTGACCGTTGGTAAAATGAAAGTGACTGAAAGTATCTGCCCTAAAAATCTTGAGGCATACTATCTTCAGAAGGCACTCCCTGCCGGAAGTTCATATGATACCGTGGCATTCGCAGAGCAATGGACATCATTGAAATCCGAGAAGATTGCATCTCAATTGGAGACTGCAATTTGGAAAGGTGACACGACTTCAGGCAATGCAAACCTTAACAAGTTCGATGGTCTTATCGAATTGATTAAAGATGCATCTACTTCCATCGTTGATGCAAACTCTGTTGCATTTTACGGAAGTGTTGAGACTGCTATCAGCAATTCAACCGTTATCGCTGTTTTTGATGCAATCTATAAGGCTATCCCTGCACAAATCGTAGATGCAGCCGATCTCAAAATATTCTGCGGTATGGATGTCTTCAGGACATACACCATCAAGTTGAAGAATGACGATCTCTTCCATTATCAGACTCAAGCATCTCCAGGTGCATCCTTCTTCCTGCCCGGTACTTCAATCGAAGTCGTAGGTACTCCCGGTCTGAATGGTACAAACAAGATCTACGCAATGCGTGTATCTAACTTGTATCTCGGTACCGACATTCTTGATGAAGCAGAAAGCAGATTCAAAGTATGGTACTCACAGGATAACGATGAGGTTCGATACATGAGTTCATTCAAGTTGGGTATCAACTTCGCATTCCCTACCGAAATCGTAAAGTTTGAGGTATAACGAAAATGGGGAGGCTAATCACCTCCCTAATTTTTCACCCACTAAAATAAATATAAAATGGCGTGTGCTTTAACAAGCGGTTATACTTTCGATTGCAAAGATAATATTGGAGGACTTAAATCAGTTTGGTTCATCGGTTACAACGATGTTGCAAGTGTGACTGAAGCCTCCGGTGTTATTACTGCAATCACGAAAGATGCCGGGAAAGTATTTTACAAATATCAGTTGGTTCGCAATACTGCATCCTTCACGGAGAACATTGCAGGCAGCATCGAAAATGGTACGGTAGTGTTCAATCAAGAGTTGCTCATCGTCATCAACAAGATGCAGACATCCATGCGTAATGAGATGCTACTTCTTGCGAAGAACAACATGATGGCAGTAGTCGAAGACCAGAATGGTCGTTATTGGTTGGCAGGGCGGTTTAATGGTCTTGACCTTCTCACGGGAAGTGTCAGCACGGGACTTGCTCAAGCAGACAGGAATGGTTATTCCTTCACCTTCAGCGGTGGAGAAAAGGAATCTGCTCCCGAAGTTCAATCTTCAGTCATCTCTACTCTTACTACCTAATCTTTGAAATCACCTAAACGAAGAGCCTTCCATAACCGGAAGGCTTTTTTCGTTGTAAATATCTTTGTTGGTGCTAATTACAAGCAATGATGTTATTGACCATATCGGCAACGCAGAGCGTGTATCTTACGCTGAAGGAGAAGCAGACTCTTGCGACTCCCAACTATCTATTCGTGTTCACTCAACGAACTACCAACGATGTCATCGCATTCGTGAAGTTGAACGCTACCGACATCTCTGCACACAAGGATAGATACAATGAGTTTTCCATTGTCACTAATACGCATTTTAGTATGGAGGGTGAATATCACTATGCGATCTACGAGCAGACAAGCACCACTAATGTTATTCCGGCATCTGCCACAACCTTGCTTGAAACAGGCATTGCAAGAATCCTTCCGGCAACTGCAAGTGAATTTGAATATATCGGATATGAATCTGAAAATAATTACATAACAAGATGAACGACCTTATAGTATTAAACTTTGCTGAAGCACGTCAACCCGAATACAAAGAGAAAAAATCGGAGGGTTACATAGAGTTCGGTCAGCGTAACGATTACCCGGCATACATCCTTGACCTTTACAACAAGTCTGCGAAGCACAACGCAATCATCAAGGGAAAGGTAAACTACATTAACGGAAACGGATGGAAGGCTGCCGAAGATGATGCAATCGGTCAGGCATTCATAGACAATCCCAATCCGGACGAGTCCCTACAAGACCTATCGAAGAAGGTAGAAATAGACATCGAAATATTCGGAGGTGCATACTTGGAGGTAATATGGTCGCAGTTTGGTGGACAACTTTCATCGGTGTATCACATCGACTTTTCACGTTGTCGCACTAATGAGGATAATACGCAATTTTGGATTAAGAAGAATTGGGCAGATCGTAAAGAAGAAGCAGATATTCTTCCAGCATTCAACACATCTACTTTATGATTTTGCAAATATGCTTTTAACTTCTCTTGATT